ATATCTAATATTTCAGACGCAGTGAAATTACCTGGCATTTTGTTTTGTTTTAATTAGTTAATTACTAATTAGCTGCCCTGGAAGTCCTTATTCATCTGATAGCGCTCATCTGGCGTGTAAGATCGGTCTTCCATCAGCAAAGCTAGTTCGTCCTGTGTTTTTGGTTTCGGTAATGGCCTCTTATTAGGGCTAGAACTGCCAGAAGTATCATCAGTTGGCTTTCCTCCGTTCCCCGGCGCATCTCTTTTAGTGCTTACCGCGAAGTCAAACGATGCCGCTGCTTGCGTCTTAACAAATGTGGCGTAATCAATCGTGTACCCTTGTTCATCCAATAATGGCTGTCCATTGTCTCCATAAACTAGTAAGGTATTACCATCATCGGACAATCCGATGTTGGCTCTATCCAGTTCATTTAAAAATAGGTCCTTTTGCCTTTTAGATTTAGCCGGGTCTTCGGACAATATTGGTTTTAATGCATCCAATGTTTCCAAAGCCAACGAACGGGATTTGCCTTTTATTTCCTTTGTTGTATACTCAGCTTTTAGCGCGTTTAATGCTGCCTCTTTCTCACTCGAAAAATTTCTTTCGATCTCTTTTAGCTTCTGTTCTAGTTGTAAATATTCGGCCGTTTTACGTACATCCTCGGTTGGTTTCGCTTTCCCTTTAGTGGTATACTCTGTCTCAATATCAGTCTTCACTTTTTCTGCCGTCTTCTTAACAAGATCGAGTCCCTTTAGGGTAAGGTCTTCAATACCGTATTCTGCACGTATGTCATCTTCCAGTTTATTCAATCCGGTTCTAACACCATCGTTATAACCAAACGTTTTAAACCGCTTTGTCGCTTCCTGCAATCGTTCTTTGTCTTTAGTTTTTATAATGTCAATAATGTCATTATCTAGCGACGATTCTTCTTGCAGGTCCGAATCTTTAAGGCTTTCGGCGATTTCCCCTTCGTCCATCTTGTACAGTGTGGATAGAACTGCTTTTATAATTGCTTTGCTCATTGTAATGTAAAATTATGATAAATTGTATTATATAAACAAATTATTTGTTTTTACGTTTTCTGTGTCCCCGGACAGGGATAACAGACGGGGCCGAATAGTCCCGTACGGGCCTTTCTTCCGGCGCTGTTTGTATTGGTGGAGGTTCTGTTGATATTGGTTCTGGCTGCCGTTCTTCTGCTCTCTTTTTCCTAAATGCGGCAATATCTTTTGGAACGTCTACCGTGCTATCCGGGAAAATAAAGCTGCGTGAAGTCATTGGATTATTTCTAATCGCATTCATCCCTGCGTCCGATACAACATATATTGCACCTGTTATTTTATTCGTTATTTTCGGCATCGTCGGCTGTTTTATCCCTATGGGCCATTATTGTTTTTGGCAATTGGTAGTCAGGTATCCACCCCCCTTTGTCTTTCCCCATAAACTCCCATGTGCGTTTAGTAAAGACTCTTTTCTGTTTCTTGTTACTTTCTTTTATAACATAAACGAGATTATCCACAAAAGGGTAATCGCCGGATTGAATATCTATTTGCATAGGAAGATCAGCCAAAGGTTCAAATGTCTCGGCTGATCTTCCATCTAAATCGGAAGTCTGGTTTAATATCTTTTTGTGTCTACCCATAATATCAACTTTTTAGTTTATAATGTAAAGATATATCAATCTGTCGTTTCATCATATCCCGGTATAAATTGGGCGGCATCCGGCCTTATTCTAATCGCTAGTTCATCACTCACCCAGTTAAAAAAATGCCGACAGTTATACCCGCCTAAATCAATAAATGGGTTGTATCCCGGTGGCTTCGCCGTTTTAGGGTCGAATTTTTCTATCTCCGAGGTGTGATATAGTTTACCCGCATGGTCTATACAAAAATCCCTAGATGTGCGAATAATGCTCCCTTCATAAATCCCGAAATTAAGGCCTAGCTCTCCCCTAAATTGTTCCCCCACTAATCTATCCGCTGTCGCGACGATGTCGTTAGTTACTTCCTTGTGTAGCTCATCTAATGCCCCTCCTTTGCCGGATTCGTCCCCGTTTACACTTAACTCTATCCCTTCTTTAAAAGTGTCCACATTGGCTTTAGATACAATATTCTGTGCGATCTCTTTTTTAATTTTCGCCGGTATTACTTTATCCTTTATTACGGTTTCTAAATATCCTCCCTGCTTTAAAGCTCCATCATCATGCAGTCCTGACAAATCATATAGTTGCTTCCTTGCTAAATCTCCTATAGCCGCGATTTTCTTAACAGAAGCATACGCAGCGTACTGCTCCATATTAATTGTAACTAAACGATCTATTGTTTCTTTAATCTTTAAAGCAACAGATATGTTTTCTACATTAGCGATTTGGATGTACGCAGAGTCTATACCAGATAACAGAGCTTTATTAGCCCTGTTGTTTAACAGTTTACCGTTTTTATATGCCAGCTTAGATATAACAGTTTTGTTTAGTATTGTCCAATACCTATGTTGTGCCTTCGCCACCAGTACGGCAATATTATCAGATGCGTTTTCTATAAACTGGATATGTCGTTCTATTATTTTACTCCCTACTGCCATTATTTTTTCATTAAAAAAAATGTGATGATTCCTAACAGGACCAATAGTACAGATATTTTAATATCCTTTTGTTGCGACTCTTTTTTATAATCAGATAGCTGTCCACCCACTATACCGGATTTAGTTCTATAGTATAATAGTGAATCATAAAGTATTACAATCTGTGTTTTATCAACTATTCCATATATAGTTGTGTCAACTCTCACCGTGTACGGGATTGAATCATTTTTTATAGAAAGCCCCCCATTCCCATCTACTACTACCTTTATCCCACCAGAAGATACCGCGGTAAATGAATCACATGGTACCTTATACGGGATTGTATCATACAGCGTATTGTACTTTATAATATCCTGTCCGGGTAGATACACAATACTTGTGGTATCGCTTATACAGCCATATTTCTCTATGTAGTATTTCCCAATCGCATTAAATGCAGCTTGGTCAGCTATCCCTTTTTTTATTGTGTTTGCTGTTTTCTTTTCGGCAGAACAGCCAATAAATAAAACGGCAATTAATACTATTAATTTATTCATGTTGTTGTTGTTATGATTCCTGAAGAAAATCGGCCCCGACCATCCGTAGAACCATCAGAGCGCGATATGTCCGATGCTGCATTAAACCTATCTGCGGTCCCTTTGGAGATCGAATCTAATATCAAGTTTACTTTCTCTCCTATTATGCGCCATTGCTCATCAAAACTCCTAAAGTAAAAGGCTCTATCATCTCTTTCCGATTCCGCGAACAGTATTTCAAAGTTAGCATATAGCACTTTGTTAAACTCTGTTACATATTCAGTATTTAGTAATATATCAATTTCTTCCTGCGATTTACCCGAGAATGGGAAGAACGATTTTTTAACCATATACTTTTTAAAATCTAGTGGGTTATCTGCATATACAAGCTCTGCCAGATCATCGGAAATACTATCCTTTACAAAAGAAGGTGCTCCACTATCGTTTATGGTTTTTATTTCGTTTATCAATATGCCGACAGTCTTTAGTTTAAAGTCTGCCGGGAAACTATGCACTACAGATGCATCCGGCTCCTGTACATCCGATAGAACGATCGCAACCCTTGCTTGGAACTTCCAAAACTTGGATACCTGCCGCGCGAAAGGAGACAAAACATCATAGATAGATTCCATGTCTAGCTCCTTCTCTGTGGCTGTTTTAGCAAACGTGTTCTGAACAAATACGGTACTATTAAATATCGCCTTGTGGACCTTTGACTCGAACTTATCTACATATTCCTCCTGTAGCTTTATTATAGCCGGATCTGGTGATATGTACTTTATAATACCAGATAAATCGAACATGTCTTCCGGGTGTTCTGGGAGCGGCAATGTTACCGCATCCTGTGTAGTAGAAGCGATTAATACCCCTCTCCCGTTACACACTGTACAAGTACTATTATCTAAACACTTCCCACTATTACAAGGCATTTCGGAAGTCCCTTTGCATCTCTGTACGTATTGCACCTTTTGCGGGAATGCATGCAAGGCCATTGTTAAGTCATGTTCGCTAACAGATTTAATGGACTTCATCAAAAATGGAAGCGCCGGTTGAAGAATAGAGACAAATGTCGCTCCGTCTGTCCATGCATCACGTTCGTAACCGACCCTAATAGCAGGCACAAAGCCAATACGCATGTCGTATATCTGTCGGGTGAACATAAATCCATCTTTCTTTTCATCCAGATCGATCAATTCTCCTGCCCCTGTAGGGAGAAGTATTTTATTAACCTGCTCGTACACAATAGCTACATCTTCGGTGTATAGTGTATACTTATACCCGGTATACGATGTAACCAATACAGCCTTCCTGCTTTCTGTGGCGTTATAATAATCCGATTTAGACACTCCAACCTTTAACTTAACTAAATCAATTTCCTGTCTAACTAAAAGCCACTCAGTGCGGCCATTTACAACAGAAAAATTTATTGCCATCTCGGAGGAAACTTCGAATGGTCGGGGTTGGGGCACATTTGTTTTATAGTCAAATTGGTCGAACTCAGTTACTATCCATGCATTAGGGTCTATTACAGATAATTCGAGGAATCTTGTTTGTAAAAACTCATCAAGGCCGCTAACATCTGGATTGTTTTCATAAAACCGGTTCAGCATGGTTTCTACGGTTTCTTTCTTACTGATATTCTTAACATCAATCCGCTTTACAACTTTTGTGTTTCTACTTACTTTTTTAAATGGAGCTTTAACACTATTACACAGAGCAGATGTAATTAATTCCGTTAACAGCTTCCGCTGTTCAAACATCTTATCATCCTCTCTTAGCACGAACTGCCTTAATAGTTCGCCGGATTCTTCCCCGGTAACTAATCTTTTCCACAATTTAGCAGCCGATACTACACGGTTGTAATACTTATGTCTAAGGTTCCCTAATATGTTGCTTTCTGTTATGGAAAATGCCCGTATTAAATCCATTTTATTTTTATTTAATAAGTAATTTGTTTATGGACTTTACGCAGCACCCCGCGCATTTAATCATATTACAAAAATACGTAAGTACTGCTAATCAGCCATCATTTCGCCAAACATAGCACATAACATATACTCTAATGCATCTGCGCAATGCCCTAATTTCTCATACGTGGCCTTTGTTTCCCGGTCTTGCACCCTTTCTTTCAGCTTCCCGTCTTCTCCTAGTTTTAAGTATTCCATATCACGTATTAGATCGGTACAGGAGGGATCTATATACAATTCTATCGTTGGGTACTTACCTTCTAGTATCCTATTTACAAAATCCCGGCGTTTTAACACCCCTACATTCTTCTTACCAACCCGATCGCTACCTGAGTGTAGGTAACGGTGTAGTAGAGCCTTAATCTCTCCGAAATTGGTGTAAGAACCCATTCCCGCAATGCGGGACTTGCCAGATGCATCGCCATATAAAAACACCCCATTATTCGGCTTATCATCGTGGTCTAATTTAAACCGGTCGCATATAGACCGAACGGTATTAAGCGGAGATGCTAAACAATATTGTTTATATAGCCGAACTTGTACAACTCTTATATGCTTCCTCCCGTCTGCCCATTTATCGTATTTAATACCATCGCTCCCTACATATCTATCAACGATGTGCGTCTGCGCCAATAAATTGGTCATATATGGCAATACGTTAAAGTCAAATGTGCTGTGAACAGGCAGGTTGTTAATATATGGGCATTCTCTTACATGTTTAAGGCGGTCGAAATGTGGGAAATATTCACCCCCTGTTTTGGCGAACGGGTACCCGTAGATAAATTTTAATTGCTCTTTTTCTGACAGGGTGGACATCCGCAATTCCAACCAACCATCTGTTATATTTTTTAAATTATGCAGGGTGCTAAAAATAACAACCTGCTTGTTCCCAAAGCGTTTGTGGTAATAATCCGGTTTCCCGGAACTGGTCACACCGGTTATTTTATTCCTTATTTCCGGCTCATCGCTTTGCAAATTAAACATCTCAACCAGCCATTCCACCTCCCCGATAGCAGGAGAGGTGTGTATCCATACTGGATTAAAAGATTTTATCCCACTTTCCCGTATTTCATTCTCCTTCCCGGCATAATCCGGGATGTACTTTAGCTCCTTGCCATCTGGGCAAATGTATAATCCACGTTGAGACAATCTCGCAAAGATCACGTTAGTAACGGCTTCTTTCTTTGTATCCTTTGTTTCGTCCAGATGTGCGTATGCGAACTCCTTACCATCATGCGCCTTATAGTTATCCAAAGAGCCAACATAAATAACATGCCCATTCAAAAATGATATTATATTATTGTAGTTTTTATATGTCTCGAACTTTTTAAAATGTGATGGGGGCCTTTTGTCTATAACATATTGTCCCTCTGGGTTCGTATGCTTGTCATATTCGGTCAACTGGTACAACTCTCCCCATATCTCTAACACCTTAACGAGAGTAGATTGAATTAATTGCATATATGTATTAGCCGCAATAAATCCTTTCAGCTTAGGGTAATTTAATGCATAAAGGCCGGACATAATACCGGCCATCTGGCTTTTACCGGCCCTTTGTCCGGCCATATTCAACGTAATTGCCGCCCTCGTCCCAAATACACGG